CAATCGCGCCGAGCAAGCGGTCGCCAAAGAACATACAGGGTGAAGGGTATGCAGACCAGTCGATGGAGTTCGCATTGCCGTTGAGCAGGTTCAGCATGTCAATCTGATAGACGCCAGTGTGGTCAAACCCTTCGATCTCATAGCCAGCCCCTTCGGTTTCGTCGTCATGGGTTGCTATTTTACCCGCCCCACGGAACAGAATGCGACCAGTCTTGTCCGTGAAGGGCTTCAGTGTCTTCAACGCTTCGAACAAGCGGTCGTCCAGCGGCTTCGGGTTGCTTTCGCGGTTGAGCACTTTGGTGAGGTCGGGCCACTTGGTTTCGAACAGTTGCGTCCTCAACCATCGTTTCCCGCTGAAGTGGAAAGTGATAGAAGTGTCAGTCAGTTGCACAGCTTCAGGCGCTTCGTCAATGCGGAGCAGCTCCTTGATCGCTGCCCGCGGTATGTTGAGCGGGCGGGGAACCGTGGAACCTGTCCAATATTCAACGAGGGTGATGTTATTGGTAGCGAATGCGCTCTGGCCCAGCAGAAGCACACCATTCGACCATGGGCGCGAAGCATCGTCACCAATGAACGGCGCCACGACCTTTATGGCCTGGAGCATTGCTGCACCGTCGATGACCACATGCTCACCCTCGGGTTGAACGTGCGGTGTGCTTGCATCTGGTAAGCAATCGACGAACGCTTTGAACTTACCGCTCTTAACCGACAGACGTCCCGCTGCTGTCATTGCGAGCTGGACGGTCTCGGTGCAGTTCGCAATCGCTTTGACAAGGGACTCCGCTTTGGGCTTGCACTCGATGTCAAACGGGATCGGGCTGCACAAGCCCAGCATTCCGTTATATCCGCGGACTGTTCCACCCTCGATCACAAAGTGTGTCAGGGCTGGAACGAAGTCCTTCTTTGAGACCGCACCCTGGACGAATTTCAGTTCTGTAAGCATTAGAAGAGCTCCTGCACGCGATGCGTGAATTGTTCGTAGTTGTTCTGAGCGTTCATCATTTCGTTAATTACCCCGAACGCCCATAGATTATACGCGGCACGCGATTCATAGACACTTGATAATCGCTCGTATGTGAAACCCTGCTTCTCCAGCATCTGCAAGACGTAGTCCTGCTCAATAGCGGTCAGCGTCGTTGCGTGCTGTCCCGCGTCGTGCCTTGCAGGGGACTTCTCCGACACGGACAGCGGGCCCCAATCAGGGGTGATGATGCTGCCGAATGCAGCAGACTGAATCCAGGAGGACGAATCCACGCTGTACCATGGATATCGCTCCATGATTGGGATCGCAGTGATACCGAAGCCATGCACCTTCAACCGCGGGCGACCGCTGCCGTCTGTAAGGTAACGCTCCCACATGCGGTCCAACCAGATGCAAAGCTGCTTCGTTGAGCTGCCCACCATGCCGCCGAGCGTGATGTATTCGTAGTTCTGGACGTAGTATTCGAGATATCGTTCATCCTCACCCGCGTGGAAGCAGGGGAGAGGCTTCGCGCCAAGTTGCTCCATGTGGATCTGGTTCTGGTACGTTTTCAGCGGGTCACCAATGCCGTCCAGCACGGACGCCATGACGACACCGTCCTCAACCCGCCAGAGGTCCATGTTCCGTTTGATATAGTCGCAATAGGTGGGCAGGTCAATATCGACGCCCAATGTGTAAGCAGAGAACGCACCTGAGTCGAGAAAGACTTTCGCATTGTCTGCTCGCATCTGATCGAGAAATCTTTGGGATCCAATGTAATGGTAACTCTCGAGCACATTGGGAACGGCCTGAACTAGGTTTCGTTCGTGGTCGTTGAGTTTCACAAAACGGTTCTGGCCTTGCCGATAGCCGTTTGTGTAAAGCGCAGCCATAAAAATGTGCATTATTCCTCCTTTCGCATGGCTGTATTTTACCAGCGCCAGGCGGACGTAACTACTTGATTTATAAGTCTTTCGACGATCGACTTGTCGTCCTCGTACTTGTATTGAACAAGTCGATCGTCGCCTGTAGCGCCTTGCAGCCCGATTGCTGTCGAACTATGGATTAGTCGCAAAGACGCAGAAACTCAGCGCGAGTTTCCGGTTCGTCCTTGATGACGCCGCGGAGAGCGGTTGTCACAGTGTGGTGACCCTGCTGACAAATCCCTCGCGATTCCATGCACAGGTGGCGGGCCTTAATCAGCACGCCAACGCCCTTCGGTTCGAGATGCTTGAACAGCGCGTCAGCAATCTGGTCGGTGAGTCGTTCCTGCACTTGCAAGCGGCGAGCGAACATATCAGCCAGCCTGGACAGCTTGCTCAGACCGACAATCTTGCCGTTCGGGATGTACGCGATGCTGGCGGTGCCAATAATGGCTGCGAGATGATGTTCGCAGTGCGAATAGATGGGAATGTCTTTCACGAGGACCATCTGGTCATAAGTCTCGCCCCCGTCTTCAAACACCTTGAGCAGCTTGGCGGGATCCTTGCCATATCCGCTGCACCAGTGGCGCCACGCTTTGACCACACGAGCAGGCGTCTCCTGGAGACCTTCGCGGTCAGCGTTCTCGCCAACCAGTTGCAGCAGTCGAACAATGATGTCGTTTCCGCTTGCATCCGCACCATCGTCGGTGACTTCCCAAGGAAACACGATCCACTGATCCTTGAATTGTTCGTCGGTGCGCTTGTCCAGCAGCGCGAAGAACGGGACTCCCGGATGCTCGTCGCAGTAGCGTTCGCAAGTCGAACCGCTGTCAATCAGGTCGTCAATGAAGACGTCCGCTTCAGAAGGGGCCTCGACCAGCAACATCGGGACCATGCTTTGCAGAGCGTATGCGACGGGAACACCCCCACGCGGCACAGGGTAGGCCCGCAGCACGCTGATCGCTTGCTGGTTGGCATAGGTGTTGAGCGCGACCGCCAAACGGCCCACAAGGCCGCCTACTTGATCGTGAGTGAGTTTCATTTGCATGGGATGCTCCTTTAAGCGTGGAATGATGCGCTGCACTTGGCAGTTTCTTCGATACGGACAGACACCAGCGTCACACCAGTGCCAGCGAGTTGCTGCGGGCCAATTACTTCGACCAAGTGCTGGGCCATGTTTTCAGCAGTCGGGTTGAACGGAACGAACACGACGGACGGGCCAAAGAACTCGTCCTCGCGCATGTGGTCGCACGCAAGCTGCATCACCGGATCGTGCTCCCATGCCAGGAACTTGTGATCCCAATGGTTCTCGACCCACATGCACAGCTTCTCTTTGATGACACCGAAGTCAATGACGCGCCCGACGGTGTCCAGTTCCGCAGCTTCACACACGAAGTGGATCCGGTAGTTGTGACCGTGGAGGTGTCGGCACTTGTTCTCGTGCCCGACGACGCGGTGCCCTGTGCTGATGTCGTGGTAGCGTTCTGCAGTTCGTTTCATTGTTCGTCCTTGTAAGAAATGACTTCGGGAATGTTGTTAATCTCAAACGCCTTGCGTCTCATGTAGCAGGGGCCACACGTTCCGCAGTGCAACTCACCGGCCCGGTAGCAACTCCAGGTCAAGTGCATGGGGGCGCCGATACGGTTTCCAAGTTCGACAATCTCATGCTTCATAAGGTTGCCAACGGGCATAATAACCCGCATCCGCTTTCCGTCACCAACTGCGAAAGGCAGCATGTCATTGAAGCGGGAAATGAACTCGGGTTCGTTGTCAGGGTATGCACCAGCTTCCTCAAGGTTGTTACCGAGAACGATGGTGTCAATTCCGCGTGCTTCCGCGAATGCAGTAGCAACAGACAGCAGCAACAAGTTCCGGGCAGGAACCCATTCATGAGCGAACTCCGCACCAGCTTCACCGCCAGCCACCTTGCTGTCAGGGTCGAGCAACGGTGAGTCACCCTTCGAATAGACGTTCAGCGGGAACAGGGTGAGCTCGGCGCCAAGGTATTCAGCGACCGCTTTGATGGCTTGCACTTCCGGACCTTCAGCCCTGCTACCGTACAGGAAGTGAATCAGATGAACGTTCATGCCAAGTTCGCGCTGGGCATAGGTTGCGCTGACCACACTGTCCAGGCCACCGCTGCACACGACCAGCGCCCGCTCACCTTGCACCGTGTCGCGATACAGGCTCACTTCCTTGCGGAAGCCATGCGTGTCGAACAGTGCTGCGGTGTAGGGCTTCAACATGCGCGACGGGTATTCCTGCGGCAGGTAATCCCGCGAGCTTGCGAAGAACACACCGTAGGGCGTCTCGATGTACCAGACCGGGCGATAGTTCGCGGCGACGAACAGCTTGTCAGTGTGGTCACTGTGTGTCGCCAGGATCGCATAGCTGCCGCGGAGTCTGCCAATTACTTCCGCAAAGTCCTCCAGTGTGCCATGCACATTCGCGAGCTGCTCGGCGATCGCTGCGCTGTCAATACTGGTGGGAAGATCGTGCGTTCGAAGGCCCTTGTCGTTGGCAATCGTCCCGTTATGAGCAATCGACCAATTTCCGGAGGTGTAAGGCTGCTGATCAGACAGACGCTTCTCGCGAACGAACTCGGTCGTCGGTTCGGCGCGAAGGTTGCCTACAACAGCAGCAGATCGGCAGACCTTGTGCAATGCAGGGGCACGCGCTGCACGACCGTGACTTCGGGTGACTTCACGGTACGCCAGCAGCTCACTCTCAGCACTGGAGTTGATAACGAACCCGCGTCCATCGCGTCCGCGCTCATGGCTGGTCTGCCAGATGTGTTCCAGGATGTCATTCACTGCCTGGATCTTTTGGTGCGTATCAATGCGCCGCACCAGTGCGCCAACTATCGAACACATAATCACTCCACGTCAATAATTTTATGGATTTGCAGTTGCAAGACGTAAGGGTGCAGCATCACCGAATTCACGCACGCTTGCAAGTTCGCCTGATTAACGACGTCGTCCTTGTCGTCGCAGGGTTGCAGGTAGATGACGCCTTTGAATCCTTCGTGCGGTCGAGCGACCCGAGGTGACGCACTGTGGTCAAGCGCAAGCAAGGGAAGCCCGTCAGCATCAACGCTGTCATGTGCCATCACGTATTTGTACGCACACGCGAGCGATGCGGTGATGGTATTGACGCGACCTGCTTTGGGGCTGCATACAACGAAGCAACGGTTCCGCTCGTTAGTATCGAGCGAACACATTTCAGCGAAGCCTACGGTGGGCGGGGGCAGAGTTCCGTTCGTTTCAATCTGCACCGTGTAACCTTCTGCAAGGAGCAGCTCAACGAGCGGATGGATGTTCTGGCGGAAGGGTTCGCCTCCCGTGATGACCACAAGCGAAGGAGCCCCGCGCATCTCCTGCACGAATTGCAGCAGCGCGAACGGTGTGGAGTTCCAGCGATCGGTGGTGTAGTCGGTATCGCAGGCGGGGCATTGCAGATTACAGCCAGCGAGTCGAATGAAGACAGCGGCATGTCCAGTGAATGGACCTTCGCCCTGGATGGTATTGAAGACGGAATGGACTTCGATGGTAGAACCGTCGCTCTCGCGGCGCTTCTCAATGAGCTGGATGTTCATGTTGTTCCCATAGGTTACAGGCCTGAGCCTGGGAGGTAAGGGGCCCACCCTGCATGGCACAGGGTGGGCGGTGCGGTATTGTACCGCGGAACCTTACTCGGCAGCAGCCGGAAGGGTAATGCGACCGCTCAAACCGTGGAACTTCTTCCAGCGGGCGTATTCGGTGCGGATGTTGCTCGGGTTGAGACCGGCAGCGACACCAGCTTCCAGCAGGTTGGCGATCGGCACAGCTTGGCCCAGTTCTTGGGACAGGCGGTCAGCCAGGCCCCACACTTGGCCGCACAGACCTTCCGGGCCGGGACGGCGGATGCCGTTCTGCTCGGGCTGGCGGTTCGCTTCCTTGGCAGCTTTGGCGTCAGCCTTGGCTTGTTCCTTGGCAGCTTTTTCGGCTTCTTTCGCAGCCTTGGCAGCTTCCTTCGCAGCGACCTTGGCCTGCTTGGCAGCTTCGCGTTCGGCCTTCTTCGATTCCTTCTCCGCTTCGGCAGCAGCCTTCTTGGCTTCGCGTTCAGCTTGCTTGGCAGCTTTCGCTTCAGCAGCGGCAGCAGCCTTGGCTTCCTTTTCGGCTTGTTTCTGGGCCTTGGCAGCAGCTTCGGCGTCGAGTTGTTCCTGGGTCTTCTCGGACATGATGATTCCTTCAAAAGGTGGTTTAAGAAAAACGTCTGCGGGACGTGCTTCGCAGTTTATAAAATGGAACGCACGAACGCAACTGCTGTCAATTGTTCAGTCGGAGTTTCTGCCACTCACCAAGTGCAGTCGAACTCGTAGTCTTCTTGATGCCGTAATGGGCTTCCAGTTCTGCCATGATGGTCTTACGCAACTGAAGCACGGCGGAGGTGTCTTTGGGGGAACCAGCTTCGTTCCACATGCGGTCAGCGACCTCAAAGATTGTGACCCTGTTACCGGAACGCGGTGCGCTCGGTATTTTGGCCGGTGCTACCGTATTGGCGACGGGCCGATCGCGGCCTGTGCCGGCCTGCACGGGCTCGGTTTCTTCGTTAAACAGCGTGACGGTGTGCTTTGTCAGTGCTTTACCGGACGCCAGCAGGTAATACAGATATGAAATGATGCTGTCACGGTAGTCGCTGATCGGTCCCTGGATGTTTCCAGCGTTGCGATACATCAGCTTGACTTCCAAGTGCGTCACCTTCAGCCTGTCCAGAGTCTTGCGGAACGGCGTCTGACTGTCCGTCATTTCCAGGACGATGAACTTGTCCTCAGTGTGGTCATCTTTAGGCTTGTTGAAAGCCCCCTCGAGCTGGAGGGTGTTGCGGTTGAATACGAAATAAGTCATTTGCACACCTTTTCGAAGGTTTGCTGTGAGGTGCTGAATTTTCCGTTATGCAGTGATGCAACTCCCCGCACCCTTGCTCCGAATCCATTTGTTCCTGTATATACAACGCAAGAAGTCGAATCGGAGTAATACTCCTCAATGAAGTCTATTGAACGGGGATCTTTTGCGGTCTCACGAACCGTGTTCTTGAGTAAGTCCATTCGCTGGTAGCTTATGTCCTGCGCTGTCACAACCGGCTCAGGTTGAGGTTGAGACGGGCGACTCAGGGCAGCTATGAGAATCACGGTCAATAAAGGCAATGCAAAAAAGTAGAACAGCTTATCTACGAGTTTCATTTCGAGCTCCTATAGATCCACACGTTGTCAGCGCAGCGATACACATCGCGCTCCGGTATCCACATCCGAGTGGCAGGCTTTCCAGGCTCGGTGTGATGGTACTCGCAGTCCCGGGGCTTGCTGCAACCACACAGCGCAAGCAAGCCCGCAAGAATTAGAGTTCTCATTTTGCTGCACGACCCTTGATGCCCATAAACTTGCGCCATGCGTAAAACTCGCAAGACACGTTCGTCCGGTTCCAACCGTTCTCGTCAGCAAGGGCCTGGAGCTCACCAGCTTTGATTTCTGGGTTCTTGTCGAACTCAGCCCAGACGTTACCGCACACAGTACCCTCAGACGGACGCTTCACGCCGTTGCGCTCTTCGCGTTCCTTCTGGATGGTGTAACCCTTGCGCGAAACGCGGGGAACAACAGGAGCGGCAGGCTTGTCGCTGCGAGTGCGGGGTTCGCCCTTAGTCTTGGGGGCTTTGGCTTCGACCTTGTTACCATCAATGACGCGGGTGACCGGGCCGCTATACACCGGAGCTGCCACAGGTGCCATTCCAAGCATCTGAGCGAACGACATGCCGTTCCGGGTCTTGCTGGTTTGCTCTTCCTCCTCAGCTTCAACTTCCGCAGCAACTTCTTCAGACTTGGCGTAGTGAGCAACCAGTGCAGCACGCATCCCGTCATTGTTCAGCTTGCTGTAAGAGACGCCAGTTTCGCGGCAGGCAGCGCGGAGTTCTTCCTTGCCCATTGCGTCAAACTTGGAAGCGGTGTTGGTGTTTGCAGTCATTTCGTTCTCCTTACGGTGGTTAAGATGTTTGCACTTGCGTTAGTGCATGGGTCGTAATGTAAGAGAGAATAATCGATCGCGCAAGCCCTTTGACAAAAATAATTAGTTTGATGGAAATTAGAAGGGGATGTCGTCATCCATGTCCGCATAGCTAGGCGCGACCCTTGCTGCCCGTGCCGCGGTGTCCGTCGTGGGCGGTGCGCCTGCTTCCTGCTGCCCGAATGCTGTACCGTCAAAGCAGTGCGACAAGATTTCAGGGTATTGCTTATTGACCCAGATGCGGAGATGTGTTGCTGCTGTAAGAGTGTCCGTCTGCACCAGTGCAGCTTCTGTGCTTTCCGGGAACGGTGCGCTGCTGCGCTCACGCCACCATTGCCGCGCCTTGCGCTGCGCGAACCCGTCATGCTGGATGCAGACGTACTCACTGAAGGAACGAAGTCCGCAATAGTATGTCACCTTCATCATAATGGGGCGACCCGCTTTTTCGTGCGTGCTGTAGGTGATGTGATCCACCTTGAACACTTCCACCAGTGGCGCGTCACCACGTAAGAGTTCGTCACTTGCCGCGGTCTGCTTCAGCTTTACTTGGAAACTGAATTCCGCTCCGCAGTAGCAGCAGTGAGTGACGCTGGCGTGATTGTAGGTCGCACAGCTTCCGCACAGCTTGACAGGTGCTTCGCCGCCCGCCTTGGCACCCTTCTTGCGAGGGATCACAGGGTCGTTGATAGGTCCGAGTCGGCGGGTGTTACCTGCGAAGTCCAGGACGAGGCAGTTCTCTTTCTTGTACTCAGCACACTCGAAGGGGCGCGTTCCACGGCCCAGCATCTGCACCCATAACACCGTCGAAGCAGTTGGGCGCAGAACAACGATGCAGTCGATGCCCGGAAAGTCGAACCCTGTGGTCAGCACGTTGTTATTCACTGCGGCCCGGTACTTGCCGGACTTGAAATCCAGAATCGCTTGGTCGCGTTGTGCGTCGCCCATCTTGCTGTGGATGGCCACAGTTGGGATGCCCATGTCGTTCAGCATGTCGGCAATGTTGCAAGCGTGCTCAACCCCTGACGCAAAGATCAGCCAGTGGCGTCGGTCGTGTGCAAGCTCCAGCGTCTCACGGAGCGCAGCTTGTGTGATCTCGTACTTATCAACCGCGTGCTGGAGCTCAGATGCAATGAGTTCCCCGCCGCGCATATGAACCCCGTCAATGTCGAGCATCATCTTAGTCTGGCGCGGGATCAGCGGTGCAAGGTAGCCTTCAGCAATCAGACGGTTGAACGCCTGCATCCCTGTGATGTCGAAGCACACGTCTGTGAAGATACCGTCCTCGGTGATGCGACCAGTCCCAAGGCGCCAAGGGGTTGCAGTGAAGCCAATGACACGCAGATTCGGATTTACTTCCTTGAGTGCTGCCAGGAACAACTGGTAGAGCGTTTCGTCGTTGGGGCTCACCAGATGCGCTTCGTCAATAAACACGAGGTCAATGTGGCCGAACAGAGCTGCTTTCTTTGCAACCGATCCGATCCCTGCAAAGGTGATGCGACGGTTCGATTCCTTGCGGTTAAGACCTGCGCTATACACACCAGCGGGCGCAGCAGGCCACAGCGTCATCAGCTTGTCATAGTTCTGCTGAATGAGCTCTTTGACGTGCGTAAGAACCATCACGCGCTGGCTGGGCCAGTAGTGATACACCATCTGCAGAATCATAGCAATCACGACGGACTTACCTGTGCCCGTCGGCATAGCGATCACAGGGTTCCCGCTATTCGTTTGGAAGTAGTTGGGAACGCTGTGGGCCGCTTCAATCTGGTAGGAGCGGGGCTGCAACATCAGAACACCTCGTAGGAGGAGCAACCAGTCAATTGAAGTTCTTTCGGAATGCTGACGTCGTCCTTGTTGCAGTGCCAAGTTCCGTCCTCGCGTGCTTCAGCATAACGACACGTCCGGCAGTTGCGAGCGGGCGCAGCCTTGAGGTGACAGACAGGCTTGTGGTCACACCAGCTACACGCGAACCAGCCCGGTGACTCACTCAGCTTCGCAGGGGCTTCGCGCATAAGAATGATCTGTCTTGCACGATCACTGAACTGGTCTGCCGTTGCTGTATCGAGGGTTACAATCTCGAACCAGAAGTCGTCGTCGTTCTTATTCACTGCACCGTACAGCGCGACAGGCAAGCCCATCTTTCGCATGTACGTCTGCATCTGGACATAATGCTCAAACTTGGCGCCGCGAACACCTTCCTTGACCAGCTTCTTGAAAGAGCTGTCATTGTGTGTCTTGAACTCGAGCAGGCAAGGGGTGCCAGCAGGAAGATCCGGAATGCCGATAGCCACACCATCGCCCGAGCCTCCAAAGTGACCGCCTACGTCGCTGATGCGGAATTGCTTGCCGTTCTCGTCTTGCTGGTAGATCTGCACACCTATCGTCAGCAATGCAGCAATGAACCGACCTTCCTCAAGGTGCCCGCGGTTGAACAGGCGCAGGATGCGCCCTTTGAACTTGGGAACAGTCGTCCAGTGGAAGCCGTACCAGATGGCGCGACCACATTCCCCGCCAATGACCGATGCGCCAAGGTGCGTGCGGAACGGCTCGTCGTGCCCGCGGTATGCGTCACCAATGTGCGGGAGCACGCGCTGGAGGTGCTGCCTGTACGCTGCACCCTGATCCGCTGCAATGGCGTCATCGATCGCTTTGAGCGTCTTAACTGCCTTCTGAACTGTTCTCATCTTCAACCCTTTCAACGTGGATACCAGCACGGCGCAGGAACTCGATCCCGTCCTCGTTGCGATACACGTCACGATAGAATACTTCTTTGACCCTTGCACCTTGCAACCGTTTGGCGCATTCGATGCAAGGAGCGGTCGTAACAAACACACTGGCGCCAACGCTGCTCAACGTGCTTCGAATAATCTTGTCCAGCGCGTTCTGCTCTGCGTGTATTACTTCTGGCAGTGTAGCGGAACCGTCCGGAACTTCACAACGGTTATCCCATCCGCTGGGCGTCCCATTGTATCCAGGAACGACGATGTCATCAATCACAATGACGCATCCAACCTGACGTCGCTGTGCATATGAAAGTCCCGCGTAGGCTTGCGCGACTTTCATATGAACCCTTTTGAACTTGTCTTTCATGGCAGCTTGTGCTTATCGCGGCAGCGAGCGCACACACCATTGACCAGTCGCCCGCTGAACTCACCACATAGGTCGCAGTCGCCAGGCCTCCCTGCTGGAATCGCAGCGGCTTTTCTTCTTACTTCATCAATCGCAGCACCGTCAATGATTTCCATCTTTGGGCCGCTGATATCTGCGTCGTCCATCCCTCACCTCAAATTAAAAGGGCGCACCCTTTCGAGTGCGCCCGTTGCGTTGCGATTACTGCTGCGGTTGAGCCCACGGAGGGGTCGCGCCCGGAGCTGCCGGTGCTGCTGCCTGCTGCATCCAGGGCGGGGTGGCGCCGGGCTGCTGCGGTGCTGCTGCGGGAGCGGGTTGCGCTGCCGGAGCTTGCGGTTGCGGTGCGAACTGCGGAGCCGGGGCTGCTGCCGGTTGCTGGGCAGGCTGGGCCCACGGTTGCTGTGCGGCGGGCGGTTGCCATGCGGGTGCAGCCGGGGCAGGGGCCGCAGCAGGCGGCGCAAACTGAGGGGCCGGTGCTACGGGGGCGGCAGCAGGTTGCCCGGCCCACGGTGCGGCCTGCGGGGCTGCTGCGGGTGCAGTTGCCCACGGTGCGCCAGCAGGAGCAGCGCCACCAACAGGGCCATCGACTTGTTCGTTGATGTTCTTGTAGGAGGTGATATCGTTGCTGGCTTCGTAGTCGCCGGAGGCGGCGCGAACCTTGACCTTGATCTTCAGCGGGCGGCCGTGGAGCTGCTGGCTGTCCTGAACCTGCATGATGCCCACAGCGTGGCAGATTGCGCTCAGTTGCTTGTAGGCGATTTCCTGTGCAACCGGATTGGCGTTCTTCAGGTTCAGTCCAGTGAAGACCTTGCGGTTCGCGTACTGACCGTCGAGGATGGTGAAGCGCAGCGACAGACGCAGACCGCCTTCGGTCTTGGTAGGCTTCATTTCCGACTCGTCAATCATCACGTTATACCAGCCCGCCGGGACGGGATCTCCGCCACCAGTATCGGGGGCGACTTGGGTTGCATCAAAATTCAGTTGTGCCATGATTTCAAACTCCTAGGATTTTGTTGAAAAGTTGTGCCAGGTGGGGCGGTTCTACGGGAGCCAGGGCACCTGAGCGATCCTTGGCTTCGTATTGCATGTCAGGTTGAGTCTGGAGGAAGCGGTATGACTCACCCTGCGGTGTTTTGTTGATACCGAGGCGGAACACCTCGTCGAAGAAGTAAGGCAGCTTCGACCCGAGCTTGCTGCCGGGCATTGCTGGGCCGTACTTGACCACACCTGTCAGCTCGTCCTTGGTGGGCTCCATCTTGGCGCTCATATAGACGTTGCGTCCAGGAAGGTCGCGGAACATGCGGATCGTCGTTTCCATCTTCTCGATCAGCTCACCGTATGCTTGGCGCGGGTCTTTGACCTGCCGCTTTGCATTGTTGAGCACAACTTCAGCGATCTCGCTCAAGCTGTCGATGCAGATGGTCTGGAACTGCTTCGCTTCGTGGGACTGCTCGCACCAGGCATAGATGTCCTTGAGGTCTTCCACTGTGGTGACCTTTGCCATGGGCATCTGTACGTGACGCAAAGACAGCTCACCGCCTTCAGCAGAGATGAGGAACGGAGCTGGTGCAGTGCTCGCCAGAACGGTCTTACCCATCCCCGCGCCGCCATACACCAACACCTTCACGCCATTCAGCTGTGCAGCGCGGTCGGTAGTTGTGAAATTCAATGCCATTGTGGCTCCTTGGTTGTCTCGTATTGCTACGGTGAAAGCATTGTAGCAGTGACGCGGGTTTGTGTATTGATTACAAGTCCGTCTTGCTTCGAATGGACTGGAACGTCGGAAAGCGCGGTTTATCCTTGACGCCTTTGGGGAACATCTTCGCCTTGGCAATCTGCCCGAGCAACAGGTGAGGCTCTTTGAAGTACCGCACACGGTCGTCGTGCGTCATGCTTCCAGCTCCAATCTTAACGATGGAACCTTCTGCGAACAGGACTGCACCCTTTGAGTCAAGAATGTCTTTGATGACACGACCCATCATTGCTCCGACCATGCCGTTGGGCACCATGTTCTCTTGATGCGTGGAACGGAACTGCAAGCCAAGTTCATTGGTCTGCGCCTCGTTGGTGTTGGTAACACCTTCCAGGATCTCCGTCACCTCTACTTCAAAGTCAATGAACCGCTTAATCCGCAGCAGGCCACCCTCCTTGATAGTGGAGCGCCCTTGCTTGTGCAGTCCTTGCGGGTCGCGAATGATGGTGCCCTCGTACCCCATGTCCAACCACATAGCATCCACCTCCAGCAGTTGCTCCAGCGTGGCGCACATCACCGACGGTATCAAGCGCAAGTGATGGGACAGGTCGTGCAGATGCGGGTCGGCTTGCAACTGTGCAACACGCGCCGCCATTGCGACAAGCCGCTGCTCATAAGGCAGGTGAGCAGTCTCGGGCGTCACGTAGTCGAACACATGCCACAGCAGCCAAGGAGCGCCGTCAATGGTACTGAGCGCGGATGTGGTCAGCCTGCACAAGTCAGGGTGGCACTCGTGCTCCGCAGCCATTTCACCATCGAAGCCCGCCAACGACGAATGGCTGAAGTATCCAGTCACGTGTCGATTGGCGTGCTTCTTCAAGCTGCGCCCGGTTAGAGTCCCCGTCATGTTGAGCGCACGAACCCCGTCAATCTTGGGCTGTGCAATGACAGGGAAACGAATCTTGGATTCGTCATAATCGGATGCGAGCATTGGCTTCACAGTGGCACCATCTCACGGCGGATGTTTCCACGCTGGTCTTTGAACGTAACCAGCATAGGCGGGGGCTGGTAGCCCATAGCCTTTGCGACATGGTACGTGACGGGCTTGGGCAGCAGCCGCTGAAGAATTTGGATGTCGCGTGCCATTACATGGTCTCCTTGAATGCGGCCACAGCGTAGGGAACGATAGGCTCGACCAATTCCAGCATGGCTTCCGCATAGACGCGGATTTCCTTCTGTGCGTGCTCGTGCAAGCGCAAGCGCAGGAAGTGGAACAGGTTATGCAGATCGACAGTTGCGAACATGCGCGAATAAGTAGAGGTCGGAAGAACTGCTCTTGCCAGCTCACGCGGGCAACCTTGCGCCAGGAGTTCCTTATAGAGCGCAAACGCATCCATCATGGACTTCCGCATGTAGCTCTGCATCAGAAGCGCGTTGTCGTGCTGCTCGCTGGTTCGCATCTGCTTGTTCGACGTGCTTTGGTGCGTGATGTCGGACAACTCGGGAATGTAGAACTCTTCCGGAAGCTCGCTGTAACGTGCGCTGACTTCGTTGTAAGACCACGTCCGGTGACGGTGCCACTGACGGAACACGAACAGCGGAGCCTTGACTTCGAACGTGAAGGTGACCGCCTCGAACGGGCTGGTGTGATGGTTCTTCATGAGGTAGGCGATCAGTTTCTCGTCCTTACCTTCATCTTCACCAGTACGCCAGTCGGCGTCGTAGCTGACGCGAGCAGCGCGGACAATGGACAGGTCGTTGCCCATGTGATCCACCAGCCGCACCAGACCATGATCAAGAACTTTGATTTCGCTCATGCTTGCTCACCTGCTTTCTTTGCCTTTGCGGGCAACACAATTTCGAGGGCCGGCGAACCGGGCTTAACGATCAGACACTGGTCAAAGAGCTGGTGTTGCTCCTCGGTTAGCGTGCGATACTCTTTCAGCACGAGCGAAGGCTTGTACTGCACCAGCGCGTCGGCTTTGATACCAGCTTCCAGCAGCTTGTCCTTCAGCGCACCAAGGGCCCCAGGATCGACTTCGCGGTTGATGGTGTGCTTACCCTTCAGCACATACCCGCCGTCGAGCGGTGCGTCGTTGGTGCCTTCCTTGGGCGACGGGAAATAGAACGCGAAGATCTTCTGGCGCAGCAGCATCTCGGAAGCCTTGATCTTCTTGAGCTCTTCCTGTAAGCGATACCATTCCGCAAGGTCTTCTTGCGACACGGTGTTGGCGGGGATGTTAGTCATTATTGCCGCCCTCCGAATCAAAGAGTTCGCCTTGCACCGGAGCAGCTTTGTCGGCGCGTTCTTGAGCGTGCTTGTCGCTGTACGTTCCGCCGCTGTAACGCTTGGACAGCTTGGCGATGTTGTGCGCGAGCACTTCCTCGCGGGTAATGCCCAGGCCCTGGCGCAGACCTTCCATGTAGAACTCCAGGTCGCCCAGCTCTTCAACCACGTTCTCGCGGTCAATGGGCTTGCGGTAGATTGCAGCTTTCTTGATAGCATCCAGCAGTTCGCCGGACTCACCAGCGATGCCGACTGCCATGTGCAGCGCGTGTGCATCCTCAGCTGTCAGGGTTGCAACAATGTCGGCGCCAGGCTTTGCAAGCGCAGCGACGAGCTCGGGGTGTGTGATGTTCATCTGGTTTCTCCTAAAGAGTGCGGAATGCACGTTCGTTACTTTACCGTGACGCTCGTTACGTCACAAGTTCTAATTGACATCAGGAAGACTGACAATGCGATAGCACTTCCCATGGAAGTTCCACTCGGTCGGAATCTTATCCTTTGCCACTTCGACAAGATACCCGCTATCGCACAGGCTGCGGATGGTGTGGTCAAGTGCAAGCGTCTGGCCCAGCTTATGCTTCACGAATGAGTTCGTGCGCTGCAATCGGATCTGGAGGTACTTGCGGGCGACCACACCAGCGCGGCGCATGTCGTCCGACACCTTGTACCCTTCCGCGACAGGGTGCAGCAGGTAGTCGTGAAGCACAGACAGCAGCTTCCGCTCGCGTGCAATGTCACCGTCGCCAACGTCACCGCTTGCCATCTTGCGACGCATGATCTTGATGTCTTTGTGTATCAGGTTGAGTGCCCATTCCGCGTGCTCCTCAGTTACGACAGGCGACACAGGGCAGTCCGTGACCGCAAGCAATGCAGCAACCTTCAAAGTCTTCAGGTGAGCGCGGTTCCACATCTGGCGCCAGGACTCGTCGTCCGTTGCGTTGATCTGCTGATCGCAATGCTTATCGAATGCGTCAAGCATAATCTGCGCCTCGCGGGACAGCGCGACGTCCATATAGCCGCCAGGCGGGCAGCGCATAACATTTCCCGCACCGTTAAGCAGTATCTCATAGAGGTCATCTGGAATGGGCACACTGTTCGCCGTGTTGAACTCGGGTCGCAGACCAGTGTATTCGATGACAATGAAGCGCGACATGAACCCGTCTTGCATCA